TGTTCCAAGTCCTACGCCTGCACCAGTAGTCGTTCCAGCATAAGGATTAGTTGCTGTTTGTGGAGATGTGATATTTACTTTAGTTCCACTAAAAAGAACTGTTTGTCCTGCTGATGCTCGAGCTGCAAGCGTTGGGTTATCGGCAAGGATCTGGGCAACAGTAGTGCCATTGGCCTTTGCAATACCGGAAAGGGTATCTCCGGACTTAGCCGTTACTTTTTCTGCCATTATGGAATCACTCCGAATCTTGAACCGACATCTACGAGAATGCTGTCAGCCTTAGCTCTTGCGTTGGCTGTGTATTGCCAACGGCTGTCCTTGTATAGGTCTTGCTCGAACTGCCACAATGGAGTAACAGTCGATGTTGTCTTATCTCCTACAGTTGTAGTTGCACCAATCATCGCCTTACGGACTGTTGGATCCTCAAGATCCAATGAGCCTTCTGGGATTTCTAGGATACGAGAGATTGCCCCAATGTATGGGCTTGCGATTGATAGTGGAGACTCTCCGTTGAGGATACGATCACGGAATGCTGGGAACAACTTAACCGCTTCTTGGCGAAGGTTCTCATCAATCTGTTCGTTAGATGTATCTCCAAGGAAAACATTCTTAGCAAGTGCATCTGCTGCCTCAGCAGTAAGTTTCAATCCAAACTGACGGTACTTAGTAGTAACCATAATCTTGTTTGAGTTGATCTGTTGCTGGACTTTAGGCTGAGATAGGTACTGGTCTGTACGGCGAAGCTTCTTCTCAAAGTCGCTGATGTTAGATGAACTGATAAGAAGTGTCTGGAATTGCTTATCATCTACCTTGAATGCAGATGCAGCAATCTCAAGGTTCTTACGGTAGATGTCGATGTAATCTGCCGCTGCCTGAGCAAAAGTATTTCCTGCACGGATTGAGTTAGCAATATCTGGCTTAACTGTATCCAACTGGAACTGAGCAATAGTCTTAAGACCAATGTCGTACTTGATCTCATCCATGCTCTTGACTTTGGCAAGGTACTGATCTCGGTACTGATCTTTAGTTGCTTGATCGAGCTTTACGCCGTTAGCAAGTTCGGCTGCACCGATGAGAGCAAATGCTCTTTGATTTACATCCTTAGCCCAAGCGGTACCTGAAAGATAAGCCTCGACATTTGCAGCAGACTCACCTGTACGAGCCATGCTAACAAGCTTCTTATAGATGTCTGGGTAGTTGTCCTTAAAGTAATCGATAAGGTACTTGCTACCGTATTCACCAAGCTTTGCTTGTTGATCTGCTGTCAATGCATTTGCATCTACTATAATTCCGTTTTGGTAATTCTTACCATTGGCAGATCCTGTGAATGGCTTACCGTTTTTTAGGTATGGCTTCTCAGCAGTTCCTGTTCCGGTGTATTTATCTCCACCGCCACCAGTTCCACCTGTGTTGCCACCCTTGTTACCTCCGGTGTTTCCACCAGTATTGCCTCCAGTATTACCACCAGTTGCACCTGCTTCTTGTGCAGCAGTTCCCTGTGAACCTACCTTGCCAGTTGCTTGGTTAGGGTTTGGGTAGTTAGGAAGATTATCTTTGATGTTTGGGATGCCATCGCCATCTGAGTCTTCTGTGTCAGACCCAACGGTTGCACCACTCTTAGTGGTGAGCTTGCCTTGTGCATCTACTTGATACTTTCCAGCAGCAAGGTCTTTGGCTTCTTGATAAGCCTTTGTCTGTGCATCTACTGTTGATTGATAACGCTTGGCGTAATACTGTAAGTCACGAAGATCGGCAGTAGATAATTCTTGTGTCTCCTGTTTGCGGAGAAGTTGCTTGATAACAAATAGATCGTTATCGATTGATCCTTGAAGACCTTCAGCATACTTAATACGATTTTGTGCAGTTGTCTTTACTCGAAGTTCTGCATCGTTCTTAGCCTTGATCTCATTGGCTTTACGCTTTGCATCTTCACGAGCCGCCTTAGCAGCATTAGCATTGGCTACGGCATCGGCTACGAGTTTGCCAATATCTGGATTCTTGTTCTCTGCCATTATCGGACACCTGCAATTCTGGCTATGACATCACCGTATGAGTTAAGGGTCTTATTGACTGCTTCAGTTTCAAGCTCTGGGGTAGCCATGATTGCTTCTTCAAGGACTTGTTCCTTGCCAGCCATTGATAGGCCTCCAGTAGTTGTAGTTGAGAACTGACCCGGTGCTGTTTGAGTCTGGGTAGTGATCGATGGGTTTGCTCGTTCAGCAGATGAAAGAGTCTGAACCAACTGCTTGAATTCATTGTCTCGTGGGTCACGACCAAGCTTTGCACGAAGAGCATTCTGCACTATTGCTCGTGCTTCTTCGGGAGTAGAAAGACTTGTAACTTTCTGAGTCGTTGTCTTTGGATCTCCTCCGCCACCTTCACCGATAGCAGATAACTTCTCTTGCCATGTACGACCACCATCAGCATTGGCTTCACCAAGTAGTTTCTTAAATGCTTCTGTATCAGCCTTGCCCCAATAGGCAGTCTGGAAATCAGACTTAGATAGTTGGCCACCTTGAACCATAAGAGCTTTAATCTGGTTCTGATCTGCTTGGCTCTTAATCTGCTCGCCAAGGATTTGCCATACCTGTGCATCAGAAACTTGGTAAAGGGCAGAGTAAATCTTTCCAGTTACATCTACCTTCTTGCCAGTCTTAGGATCTGTGTATACAACACCAGGGCGGAATACCTTTGCACCTTGTACTGGGTATGAATTTGCACCACCTACGGAAGGTGCTACATATTGGTTCTCTGCCATCAATTATTTCCTGTCTCTGTCGCAAACACACGCCAGTACATCACGGAGAAATCTGGATGCTCTGAGATGATCTGGTAAGCAGTCTGGTCTAACCATTGTGCTACATTTTCTACGCCTTTACCTGTAAGCGTTTTGTATCCTGCTTGTGCCACAGAATTCAAAGCTGACTCACGAGCCTGTAAGAACTTAGCCAAGCCTTTACCAGATTCTGTCTCTGCAAACTTAGGGTTCTTAAGTGCCTGAGTTACTTCCTTAACAAGTGTCTCACGAGGTACACCTGCTGCACGGAAGTCTGGCTGACCACCGAAGTCATCATCCAATGCAGCCTTACGAGTCATATAGACCTGATGAGCCATCTTTGGATCTTCGCCTTGCTGGATAGCAATGGCTTCATCGCTTTGTAACTTAGCCTTACGAGCTGTGTATACATAACGAGCTGCTTCCATTTGCATTTCAGCAGGGGATAACTTAAATCGCTGGCCACGCTGTTCTTGCCACTTTGCATACTCTTGTGAGTATTGTCCACCGGGGAAGAAGAGGGCAAACGCATTTGGTACTGCATTGGCATCTTTACGGTTATTTGTATAGAAGTTCCATGCATCGCTGGTTGGTGTAATACCACCACGAGATCCTGATACCAATGAGAAGAGTGCATTCTCGCCGTACTTATCTGCCCACTTGGCTACTGCAATTTCGTAGCTGTCTGGGTTGTTTGCACGGATCTGCAAGAAGTCATTAAACATGAGAGCCTGAACATGGAGTTCACCCTCTTTGTCCTTAGCAAGGATCTGAGGTGCAATGGCTCCGGGAGCCACATTCTGTGTGATACCACGCCATAGGGCTAGGACTCGATTGACCTTGCCAGCATCTTCAAGAAGCTTTGCTTGTGCTTCACCTGTAAGTGGGAAGTCACCGTAACTACCTGTTGATGCAAGGTATGTCATCAATGGTCGAAGGGTTGAAACACTCTTCTCTTGGAAGTTGTTCATACCAAGACCATAGAGAACTCGTTGAGCCCACGCAGGTGTGAACTGCTCAACGATTCCAGTCTTACCCTCTGGGGCTCCGAATGGATAGATGATGTCACGGAGTTGATCCGCTGCCCAACCTTCTTGGTTCTGAATAATCTTGCCCAATGAAAGCTGAATAGCAGGGCCTACACCCGGTAGCAATTCGTTGCTGAATGCAAGGTTCAAAGATGGAATCGAAAGCGATGTAGGCATCGCAGGTACTGCTTCACCTACTGCTGTTGAAAGCATCCAGCCAAGTGCATTACCGGCTAGTGGAATAACCATACGAGGATCACCATAGGTTGGATCTTTGTAGATAAATCCTTGGCCCGGATCATCCCAGTTCTGACCAGTCCATTCGTAAATGACACCTGTCTCTGGATGAGTTAGGAACTCGAAAGCATTAGCAGCCTTGTAAGTACGGGCCTTACCTTGTAGGCGGAATGTGTTGGCTACATCTGTGCCAATCAACTTGCTCCATGTAGCAATGGTGTTACCCCATGCTGCTGCGAATGGAGATATTAAACGAGCTGCAACTGCATACTGCTTCTGTCGCATTGCATCGTAGTAAAGCTTCTCTAGTTGTCGTGCAGCATAGTTGTTGGCGATTGTATGCATATCGTCTGCAACAAGTCCTCGATCATCGAGTGTCTTGACTGCTTCACGCATACGAACCAATGCTGGGTTCTCAAACCCTGCCTTGACTCCAAAGACTTTAACTCCACGAAGTTCTTTCTCAGCAATAGCAAGAACCTTCTCTGCCTCAGCCTTAGTCATGAGGTTTAGGTTCTCTGCAACACCGTTCCAGTATTGCTGCTTAAACTCTGGGCCAAGTGCTGCTCGCTTTTCAATAGATGCAGATACTTGGAAGAACTTAGATGCTACTCGATCCCATTGTCCTCGGAAGGATGCAATGGCACGAACATCATCTGTTGGAAGCTTTAACTGACCGATAGCCTTTGAGATGTCTGTTGAATCAACATATCCCTTGAGGATGTTGGCAAGCCATACATCCTTGGACTGTGTTCCCTTTGGATTAAAGCCCGGAGTTCTGGCTCCATCAACTGCAACCATTGGGTTGCCAGCAATGAAATCACGGATCTCTTGACGACCACCAGATAGGTTATCAACACCTTCTGTAACTACCTTGAAGTAGTTCTCCATAGCCTGACGAGCAATAGTCTCATCTGCATCAAGCATCAATGCACGGTTGAGTTCATCAACCTTTGCAATCTGGGTACGGAGCAAGATTCCCTGCTCTGTCTCAAACATAAAGTCAACGATGAACTTCTCGTAATCACGAGATAGATCCATACCCTGTGCTTGCTTCTTAGCAACAAAAGCTTCTGCTTCCTTGAACCAAGGTGTGAACTTTCCGTTTGCACCCTTGATGCCACCAGTAAGACCACCGGCTACAAGTCGAGCCATAGATGATTCACGGAACTGAAGGATTGCTCCAGCCCATGCACGATTAAATCCTCGTTCTCCCGGAGTAATGAAACGCATACCGGTAGGCAGGATCTGAGATAGACCACGAGTGCCTTGACCCATACCAACGCCTACTGAACGAGACATCATTACGGCAAACTTATCTGCATCACCAAGTGCTGCTGACTTAAATCCGGCAGCATCAAGTTCCTTAACTGCTTGGTCAAAGTTAGTTCCGAATACTGTGTTATCGAAACGAGACCAACGAGTTGCAAACTTGGAGATTGCATTACCCTCTGGGTTAGCAATCATCATCGAGATAAACTGAAGTGGGTGGTTGAACAAGGTTGTAGATCCACCAAGGAATGAACGAACCTGCATATCGCCGACATTTCGTAGGATGTATGAAACACGACCTACGAGAACTGTCTGCTTGAAGAATGAATCAAAGAGATCAGTAGTTATTGTTCTGAGCTGCTGTGCATTCTGTGACTGTGAGAAGAGGTTTCTTGTCTTTCCTGTGAGCTGACGAATTGCTTCGATGTCAGGCCATTTGACAAAATTTGCAAGTTGAGAGTCAATAAGTGGATCCAGTTGGGTGAACTTCTGTGTCTTCCCAGCGACCTTAAATTCTCTTGTTCCGATGTCCTTGCCAGCAACTTGTGCCAAGAACTTTCGGTTAGCATCCTGCTCCTTCTTAAATACTCTAGCCGCATCATCAAGCATACGGAGTTGTTCTTCTGTGAGGTTAGGAGCCTTCTCCTTAACCAAAGATTTGATTGTATCGATGAAGACATTGAATCGTTCAGTCGATGTTTCAGCAGCCATCATTGACTTAACAGCAGTCTTCTGTAGCTCAGGAGATGCTTTAAGGAATGGCAATGTGTCGTTCATTTCCTTAACCAACTTATCAACATCGTCTAGATGGATAAGGTTCTTGGTAGGTGCAAACCGTGTGAACGGTGCAGTTACCTTATTGGTACGAAGGAATGCTCGTGCATCATTCTCTGCATTAAGCAGGAAGTTGGCAAAGCCTTCATGATGAAGTTTCAATGACTCAGGTGCATAGAAGCTTGACTTGAATTCGATGGCACGAGATTGTGCAGCAAGACCAATCTTGGTTCCACGAGATAGTTCTAGTCCAACCTCACTAGCAAGAAGCCCCATGACTTCTCTTTCGCTAGTTGCAGCAGCCAAACGCTTAGCAAGATCAACTGTGATGTTGCCATTCATTGCTCGCCATAGATCGTCATACTGCTCTGGGCCATAGTGGACTGCAATAAACTTAGCAGCGTTCTGACCCATTGGGCCAAAGAATGCTTTAGCAGCTTGCTGGTAATCAATGATCTGCTTACCGCCTACGGTCATAAGACCGAACTCTGCTTCCATTGCTAGAGTCTTGCGACCTCGTGCTTCTTCAAGAAGCATACGAGCCTCTTCGTCAGACTTAACTCGATCTTGAACAAACTTGAGTTTATCTTTCCAAGCTCTCTCAGCCTTATCAAGTTCCTTTTGGACACCTTTTGACACCTTGCCAGCTTCGGCAAGTTGCTTATTGATGTCAGCAAGTTGTTCCATGACTGTAAGACGAGGTGCTGCTGCACCCTCTACAAGACCTGTAACCTGCTGGGTAATTGCACCCTTAGTTGTGAATGCTTGTGGGCCAAGGTCGTTGATGTCAGGAGATGCAATAGCATCAGCCTTGAAACGACCAAAGTCAGAAATCTTTGCATCGAATGGATCTACTGTTCGTGGGAAGTATGCGTATCCGCCACCACCTGCACCACGAACTGCACCTACATTCTCAAAGCCTTGGATACCGGCTCTTTCGTATGCAGCAAATAGTTGTTCTGTAAGTCCAGCCTTCTGTGCTGACTGGATAAGTTCTGCATGGGTTGCACCCGGTGTATCGATTACATCGAGAACACCTTGCAACTTAGACTCTTGGATTCCAGCAGCAGTTCCAATATCGATAAGGTTGGAACCAATCTCGTTAGATACACGAGTTGCCTGTGGTGAATCTCCAGCCTTGATAAGACCTGTCCACTTGATAAGGCGTGGCTTCTGCTTTGCAGCTACACGAACTACAGCATCTACACCATTACGAATACCTTGAGTTGCTACACGATCACCCTTCTTAAGGGCTGCTTCTTCAAGTGTATGGATAAGACCCGGAGCTAATTGCTCTTGTTCTTTAAGTACCTGTCCTGCACGAACTACTTCGTCAAAACCCTTTTCATCAAGGATGCCTTGAACCGCTGCTGCACGACCAGCAGTATTGAGTTCTAGACGGTGAGCCATAAGGTCTTCAGCTCTACGAGCCTCACCTACGAGCTGACCCTTTGTTTCAGTTGCAGTCTTAAGACCTGCAATTAAAGCATCACGGCGTTGGCGTAGTTCACCGTATTCTGCATCTAATAAATCTGCTTCAGACTTTGCTTTGTAGTAAGTCTGGTATGTGTTATCTACCTGTTCAGCGATACCGTTGAGATCATCTTGATGCTTGATGATGTCTGCTTCGAGCATTGCAATATCGCCAGATGCTGCCTTGCCTTCGGCACGAACCTTTGTGAGATCCTCCATGACATCTTCGACATCACGAGCCACAGCCTTGATCGGTGCTGCCTTCGCTTCTGCTGCACGAGCTGCGGCCTTTGGCCCAACACGAAGTGTTACGCCAACCTTTCCAGCTTCTTTACCGATCTTAAGTAAACCTACACCCGGTACATATGTGAGTGGGTCTGCTGCAAGATTAAGAACGAATCCTGAAATCGCTTGGAAAGTACGAGCTGCTTTAGTCTCTGGGTTATCGAATAATGCTTGTGTTAATCCTGTGGAATATGTCCAAGGAACTCCACCCTTCATAGAAGGGCCGGCGGCAATCTTTGCCTTAAGTAAAGCTTTACCTACCGCAGAGTTTGGATCTGCACCAAGAAAACCAGTACCTACATCAATCTTGCCAGTCTTAAAAAGGTTGATGAGAGCCTGTCCTGTTTGAGTCTCATCGAATACATTCATGCCACCCTTACCGGATACACCGTTACGAACGGTTGCTTCAAGCATCTCAAAAGGTGTAGAGAGAAGCATGAATGCAGTACGAGTAAGTGGTGCTAAGAAGTCAGCAGGTGAACCCTTCTTTGCAGAGTTCTGTTCCTTGAGCTTTGCAGCAGCAGCAACGGCTGCATTACGCTGTTGGTCAAGTAGTGCTGATCCATCTAGTGTCGTCAAAGCGTTAGCAGTATTGCCACCAATAGGGGCTCCTGCTTTAGTAAGACCCATAACTGCACCAGCAGATGCTGTTGGATAAGCCTTAGCCATAGCAGCTAATTGCTTTGCAAAATCAGGATTTAGATATTTAGATTCCTGTGCTTGTCGGTATGCATCGTAAGCGGCTGTACCTTCTTGTGGAACAGCAGCAAGAGATGCACCGAGACTACCTGCACCTAAAGTGCCTCCGGTTTTTCCTGCCATTAACGCTTCTCATAATCTAATCTTTGACCTAATCTCACCAAGTCTGGGTCTGGATATAGGGCAATAAGTTGACGAATAAGGGTAGCTGTCTCATCTGGTGCAGTAGGTGGAACAGGTAATACTTCGTTACCCGGGCCAGCACCGAAACCTGCACCAAAAGTAATCTCTTGATCTACATTTGGATTAGGTGTAGAAAAGTTACGAGTAGGCATTGCACCACCACCGAGTGATCCACCTGCCATTGAAGACAATGAACCAGTCTCTGTAGCTGCTAAAGGAACCTGTGTTTGTAGATTGGTGAGTTCTGTGCCTTCACCATATGCTCCACCGGGAATGGATTGTGCTGCTTGCCTACCTGTGTATGGGCCTTCAGCCATCTTTAGCCTCCATTTTTTCCATGTCTTTCGCCATCTTCTCCCACATATACTGCTTCTTTGCTTCGTTTACAGAATGTGAGTGTATAACCTTTGTTATCAATGCGAAGAAGTCTGCGAATGAATAACTTATTTTGTATAGTAAATCTGCTATAGCGTATAAAAAATCTATTTTCTTTGCAGGGCGAGCCAAGACAAACATATCTTCGATCTCATCGAAATCTTCATCTGCCATTGACTCGCCCTATCTAAGAGTTGTTACTTAGCTTTCTTTCCTGCTGCTGATGCTGGCTTGCCTGTCTCACCAAGCTTCTGCATTGCTGCTTTGCCTGATGCTGACTTCTTGCCCATGATTGGGCCTAGAACTAGGGCCTTAGCGACTGCACCCTTTTTTACTCCGAACATATTGCACCTCCAGATGCGTGTTACGCCGCCCCAGTTAGGGCTGCTAAAAGATCTGCCATTGGTGGGGTTCCACCTTGTGCTAGATCTGTCCTGCGAGAGAACTGGCCGGGGCCAGCCACCATTTGGGAACCGGCAGCCGGGGCCGCTCCCGGAACCCCCATTGGGGGTTGCGAAGCACCGGGGGCCATCGCAGTCGCTGCCGGTTGTTCTACTGGAGCAAACGCTTTTGCAACGATTGACTCCAATGCTTGACCTTTTGCTCGACCTTCAATGATGTCGGCGAGCCTCTTAACAGCTTCTGTTGGATCCCCACCCTGAGTAGCAAGCATTGGGATTGCGTTTGCATATTGAGCTACTGCGGTTCTTAATGAATCACGAAGTTCTTCGATGTCGATTCGTTGTTCTTCTTGAGTCACATTGATTGAGAATGGAAGATTACGGCGGAGGAAGTCACGAGAAATCAACTTATCTCCACGAAGTTGCAATCCAAAGATTGCTGCACGGTTAGGATCAAGTCCTGCCATGAGACCATACTGAACATCTACCGTGTAATCACCGTTGATGTCTCGTGCTGGGATGTACTTAAGTTCATAAGGTGTTCCGTCATCGGAACCACGAATTGTCTTCTGTGTAGATCCAAAGATCTTCTCATCCATGCAGAATGCAATACCGATGAGATTAACAAAGAAGCGAGCAAAGACTGCCTGTGCTGCCTTGATCTGTGAGTCAAAGCCACCCATAAGTGCCTGAACACCACGACCAGTAACGATAGATGCATCGATCTGACCTGTTCGACCTTCTGGATAACGAGATCCCATACGAAGTTCTCGTTCAAGATTCTGTGTCTCAGCAAAGACTCCGCCCGGTAGTTCGATAGGAACACGGCGAATTCGTTCTGGTGTATTGGAACGGAGCAAAGCATCTGGGCCAAGCTGGAATTCCTGTACATCAGGTGGAATAGCAATCGGTGCATTGACTGACTTCTTAGCAGCTTCTAGTTGAAGCAAAGCAAAACGAGCCTTAGCCATCTGCACAGGTAGTACATCATCGAACTGACCACGAGTTTGTCCATCAACTGTTGGTCGTTCTGCAATATCTACCAATACCTTACCGAGAAGGTTAGGTGTATTGGTTAAAACTAGGTTATCCATGTCTGGCAAGAAGATCATGTCCTGATCTTTATCGTGATAACGAACCATTGTCATGGTTGTCTTCTGGCGATACTTGCCTTTAATCTGTGATTCAAACTCTGGGTACTGATATGCCAAGGTATCTGAGTCAGACATGATGATCTGAGCCAATGAGACTACAGATCCAAAGCGATCCTTCTCAAAGTAAAGACCAAATGGGTTAAGTAGACGGATGCGTGGGTTCTTAGTCTCGAAATCAATCTCGACCATACCTGCACAGAATCCGTATGTGTAGTACCAGTCTGCACCTGAATACATCTGAAGCTGTAGATCAGACTTATTGAGGTAGTGGTTTGCAATGCGTGTCCGGATTTCAGCTTTTTTACGAGCTGCATCGGAAGTCATATTGGAAGATGAGCAGTTAACAGCAGGTAGTGGGGCAGTAACTTCTGCCAAGTCACGAGCTGCAATATCGACCATGTTAGCGATGAGTGGCTTCGGATACTCATCTGAGAACTGACCAAAGAAGACATCCTGCAAGTTACCTTGGCGAACGGCTAAGACATCAGCCATTCTCCGGTCACGATCCATGTTGCGTGTCTTAAGGCGTTCAACCTTAGCTGCAACTTCTTGTTTCGAAAGCATTATTCTCCTTATGCCAATCGGCGATCTGCGGCCCACTCGTCAAGATTAACGACCTGTCGCTTAGCAGCATCTGCTCGGGTGAGGAATTCATTATGTACAAACTTTCCGCCATACTCACCGAACTGGCAGATTTCTCTTGCTCTGATCTCACAGAACCACAGAGCCATAACAAGGTCTGTCTTGTTCTTTGTCTCTGGTGACCAAGTTACTAACTGGTCAATAAGTAGTCGGATGCCTTCGTGTCGGTCTGACGGTAAGTGCATCAAGTTATCTCGATGGTGCTTACCATTGGATTCAACGCTTCCAAATAAGGAAGCCATTGCAGCCACACCAAATCCAACATCCCACTTGTTTCTGTGTGTAGTGTGTTCTCTAAGAAGCACACCACGACTTGCTAACCATTGCCGTAAATTCTCATCCTGTGTCAGATAACCCTGAAAGGCGTTGCGTTCGACCATCCATTCTGATGGTCTGTACTTCTCCGTAAATGTAGTGATGAGATCACGGATGGCTTGCGGTGACGGTTTAGTGATAGTCGCAGCATCCAAAACATAGCGTTTCTTCCGCCGGCGATCTATAGCCATAACAACTGCCGCCGTATCACCAACTATTGCTGGGTCAAGCCCGGCAACGATGGTGAGACCTTCTGATGTCTCGGGGTGTCCGGGGTTGCCCGGAACGATAGGCCCGATCATTCGCATTCTGTCGATAGAACCTTTAACGCAAGTAATGTTGAAGGTGGAATCTTCATCCACATCAGCTTGCTGATAGACCATCGACCAAGTTTTAGGATCTAATGCACCTCTACGCATAGATAGATACTTACCATCCCAGCGTGGGTATAGACCGTTCTCGTCTGGTTCTTCATCGCTGCCCTGCCAAGGGCGGTCTGATTTAGGCCAGAGAGTTTTCCAGTCGTCAGTAGATTCACCGAATTCAAGAACTGCTGGCATGGCCAGATATGTCCAAGGTGATTGACCAGTCGGATAGCGTTCTCCGTTACGGAGTTCTCTATAGAGGTCAATGGAATCTACTCGAGTTCCCAAAACTAAAAGCTTGCCGGTAGGCCCAAGACGAGTTAGGACTTCCTGCTGGATCCAACGAATCTGCTTCTCGTATTCGTGGGCATTTGACATAGTTACGCAGTCGTCAAGAATAATCAGGTCGGCTCTCGCACCGTACACCTGTCCTCCGATACCAATGGCTTGAATCGTAGGATCCTTCTGGTCTGAGTCACGGAGTTCGTCTCCAAGGTAGACCTGCGTAGCTTGCCATGTAGCAGACTTGGACTTAAACCCAGAGCCAGCGGCGTAGGCAAGTTGTAGCTTCTGCCATGATGGGTGAGTCAAACGCTGCTTGATAGCGTAGATAAATTCTGTTGCCTTCTGCTGTGACTTCGAGACAATCATGATACGGACATTCGGATCCATACAGATCCGGTAAACCGGATAGTCAATCGAGGTAGTCATCGACTTGGCGTGTTCAGGTGGCACATTCACCAGCACATACTGTGGGCGACCCTTTTCATAATGCATTGATGTATGCATCCATGCTGGGTCACGGCCTTCGAGAAGGTCGATGATATTCATCTGGTGAGGGAATGTGTCAGCCTCTAGGTACTCCTTGCGGAAAGTACGAAAATCTAACTGGAGGGATTCCTCAGACTGGATACGGCCATGCTTTGATCTAGCGGCACGAACCTTGTCTACAGTTTCCTTGAACTCTTTGTCCGTAGAACGGTAGTACTCCCAGAGCTTTGCTGACCTGCCGACCTGCCTCATGGCATCTTCGACTGTGCAACCCTCTGTAATCAGCCGAATCACTTTCGCTTTGATCTTGGCTGTTTCTTCTTGTTTACTCATAGCTCCTCCTCGCCGGCTCCGCCGGCGTGGCCGCCAAAGATTTTTCATTGGGTTTCGGGGTTCTTAAAAAGAACAGACTACTGGGCATTTACTAGGGGTATTTAGCTCGCCTTCGCTCGCAAGGGCTCGCTCCGGCTCCCTAAGAGCCGGTGTAGTCGTCTATATTCCTAGTCGGAATATATCCTCCTACTATATATAAGCCGGGATAAATGGGTTTTATCCCACATTATCCTGTGTGATTTGCATCACATACAAGCCATTGTAAGTAAAAGTGCTGGTCAGAGCCTATTTTACAGCTCGGGATCCTATCAAAAATTTTTTTCTGGGTACATATATACAGGGCATACCGGCATTTTAAGCACCCGGGTCAATTTGTCTGTGCTGCGTGTCGTACCCCTATAAGCCGATAACTAACATTATGTTAAGTAGCTTTTACGGCGTGTCGTGGAGACATGAAGCCGGGCCGGCCGACCATGACTAGGGGCAGATTTAAGATCTACATCTAAGTAATCGCCTAAGATCTAGGGCATGAGATCCGGGGAGCTTGCCGGCATGATCGAGGGAGCTTCGAGGATCCGGGGCCATGCTCGGGGCCATGCTTACCCGGCAGACATCGAGGGCAGATCTCCGGCCATCGATCCCGGCCATGGATCCGGGCAGATCTCACCGGATCGGGCCGAGAAATAATCTCGAGAAACTTTCGAAATAGTCTTGTAATGGGTGCCGGTCTCGTGTTGTAATTCTCCCGGGGGATCTAACCGGATCCCTTAACCTAGATTAAAGGATCATAAAACATGAATAAATTCGCTACTTATTCCACCATCGAAGAGATCGAAGCCGATCATCGATCAACCGGGGGCCATTTCTTCGATGCAGCTTCTAAGAGATTTTTTAGCTCGAGGATCGGAGCCGCCGTCTATGGTGGCCGCTTCTTCATTACCTCCGAGCAATTCGATCATCAATCGCCACGCCTTTACACGATCCGCGAATGCATCAATGGCCGGATCGAGGATCTCGGGGAATTTCAACAATACGCCACCGGGGCCGCAGCTCGAGCCGCTATCCGTAAGCATCTCGAGAAGCTATCGATCGAGGCCGCAGCATGAGCCGGGAGATGGTATCGATCGCCGAGGCGATTACGCTTCCGGTTGGCTCCCGGGATTATGTCTCGGGATGGTTTAACGATCCGGCTTCGAGCGTGTCGATCGTGGCGGCTCGAGGTTATGCTAACGATCCGGATCACGCATCGATCACGCTTGAGCTTGATCTTCGAGCTGCTCGAGGTCTGGCCCGATTTCTTATCGATGCGATCTCGAAGATCGAGGAGGCGAAGCGATGAGGGCCGTTCGAAGAATTCTAGGCTCGCCGGTTTATCGCCGGCGATGGGCCGGGCTAATCGGTGGGATCGTGTTATTCGCTGCGATCGTGTATCTATCCGGCCGGATCTGGTGGGTTGGAGATCACTATTGTTTCGGCGAAATGGTGAGCTGCTATTTCCCGGGGGAGGTGAATAAATGAGCGTGAGCCGGGTATTAGTTGCGATTTATTACGATCCCGAGAAGAGAGATCTATTAAATGGCGATTTATCTAACCGATTAAAGGGCCTCGAATGGTGGATCACCACCGAAGAGAAGCTCCCGGAGGGTAAGCTTAAGGTGTTAGATCTAACGCAGCTTAAGGATTAGCTATCGATAAGTAGCCTCGAGGGCTCGAGCTTAGCGGCTCGAGCTTCCGGGGATACCGATCGCCGGTATCGATTTAACCTAGATTAAGGATCAAATTAAATGAGCAATTTCACCGATCAATTTATGCAAGAAGCCGATCGCCGGGGCTCCGGGGATCTCGTTCGCTCGATGCTCGATGCCGGGCTATTGATGGTCATCGATGCCGAAACCGGAGACACGCTAGGCGATCAAGCTAAGGCCATCCCGGCCGGGCCTCGATCACTTTCAACCATCGCCGGGGAGATCATGGGCTCACCATGGTATCGATCTAATAGCTCGATCTATGCTCGAGATTATGTCGAGGCCATGTCTCGATTAAATAAGATCACCGATCAATTCTTCGCCGATACCGCCGAGAGTGTCGTTCGATACGCCTTAGCTAATCTCACAACATGGCGAGGGGATCAAGCTCGAGCGATCAAGGCCGAGCTTAAGGATCTACTTAAGGCGGTTAAGTAATGGCGAGCTATCTATTTAATGTCATGAATACTTATGAGATCGAAGCAAGCTCCGAGGATAAAGCTCGAGATCTATTAGGTACCGATAAAGCTATCCTCCGAGATAGTGACACGCTTCTAGTGGAGGTAAAGTAATGAGCCGCCCGGTAGGTAGTGCTTGCTGCGATTGGACAGTAACCTATGTCGATTTAGATACCTCCACTTGCGATAAATGCGAGAAAGTCTGCGAGGTAATCGAATAAATGGGCCATAATCTAGCCGCCGATCTAGCTTCTAACCCGGATCTAACCCTCGAGAGATCTCTCTCGTATCATCTCACCGGTAATCACTATCCGCCGGTGCCTCTCTCGATGGTGGATCCATGCATCGCCGCCATTAACGCAGCTAAGGCCCGAGAGTGGAGCAAGCTTATCGATCTCCCGGCCGGTGTTAAGTGGCGAGGTAAGGATCAAGCTCCGGTCTCGGCCCTAATCGAGGGCCACCATCTCGAATGCTTCATCGATCGAGAGGAAGATTAAATGACTAGGGAATTCGAGATCGAGAAGATCGAGAGGTATTACATAACCGCCGAGAGTGAAGCTAAGGCCATCGAGAAGATTAACGATCTCGATAATTCCGCAGCTTCATCGGTAGATTACCGGCTTACATGGGCCGGGCCGGAGGTGGGTTGATCGGTCTAATCATAGTGAGGCCCGGGGTTATTAGCTCCGGGCCTTGCCATGGTGAGATCGCCTCGCCTAACCTAGATTAAGGATCAATTATCTATGCGTAGTCTAATCAACATAAGAGAGAGGGATCCGCTTCCGGATCCCGGCTCGATCTCCGGTCTCGATGTAGCTAAGGCCCGGAGGTTAGCGGCCGATAGCTTCGCAGCTCATGGCCTTAAGGTGCCGAGCTATCTAATCCGATCGGATAGTAATAAGAAGCTAAGCCTCGAGGTGCCGGGTTATTACGGTATCGCCGGGCTAACCCTAACGCCGGCCGCCTATGGCCCGGCCACTACTTGCAAATTCTTCACGCATTGCAAGGATCTATGTGTTCTCACGCATGGCCGGGGAGCATTCGAGAGTGTGATCCGGGCAAGGTCTGCCCGGGTATCGCTGCTCATGGATCAACCCGAAGCGGCTTCGATCTTATTAGCTCATGATGTCGATCGATACTCTCGAGCATTCGGTAAATGGGGGCTCCGGTTAAATGTCGCCTCCGATCTAGCATGGGAGATCGCTTCGCCATGGTTGATCGATCGAGCTATCGCCGGAGGTGCCGCCGTCTATGATTATTCGAAGCGGTGGGATCGAGATCCCGAGCCGGTGCCGGGTTATCGATTAACCTTTTCGGCCGCCGGCCATTCGATCGAAGAGATCGGAGCTAAGGTATCAAGCGGAGCGAATGTCGCTATCGTAATGCCGATCGATAAGGGATCTCCGGTACCCGATCGATGGCATGGGATACCGGTTATCGATGGAGATCTTCACGATCTCCGGGCCTTAGATCCTCGAGGTGTAATCGTAGCCTTGCGAGCTAAGGGTAAGGCTATCCATAAGATCGGGTCTAAGCTAATTTATGAGGTGGCCTAATGACTTTCGGATGCGGTGCCTATACTTGCGTGAGCTGTTATCCTTATACCTATCGCTGCGAATGCGGCAAGGAATACCCGGAGCCGGTGCCTAATGGGGAGAAGATCCCCGAATGCTCCGAATGTGGAGCGATCTCGGAGGTGATCGCTTGATCGGGTTGATCTTATTCATTCTTATTTTCTTCACCTTACCGGTGGGAATTAGCGAGGGCCAACCCTTGCTAATCACGATCCCGATCGCCGCATTAGCTGCGGCCCTAATGTTAGGAGGATAGATGCTTCATCGCTTCATGCTCGGAGCGGTTGCCATGGGGTTAGCTTTAACGCTAACCCCTCGGGAGCCGGTTGTATTAGTGATCCCTCCGGTTGTAAAACCGGAGCCGCCATTCGTGTCGGACATCGAACTTACCGACCTACCTTTAGCTTGGCAAAAGCTTGCCAAGTGTGAGTCTAATGGTCGGCTGAATGCCGTCAGCGGCACACGCAAACAATTCCAAGGGGCATTTCAAATTGAATACCCTCGGACTTGGGTTGCACATGGTGGCAGCAGCGGCACCCCAGCAAAGGATGCCACTCTCAGAGAACAGTTCTGGGTTGCTCTCCACATCTATGCAGATCGTGGCTACAAACCATGGCCATACTGCGGCAAGTTCTTAAAGGAAGAATACGGAAGATAGTGATACAATAAATGTAGTGGACTTGATCCTCCACTCTAGGTGCTAAGGCCCTCCTTCGGGAGGGCTTTAGTTTTATCCTCGTGGATTATCTACCGAGTAGAAACCACCGGCTTTGAATACCGTAGGTGTAGCAGTCCATACTCGAGACATCTGATTACCGCAATCACAACGAGGAACTGATTCCTCTTCTGTCATTCTGCGTTCAATGGTGACAGCGATGCCACACTTACTGCAACTGTATTCGTAAGTAGCCATTAGTTATTGTAGCTCCCTCTAAATTTTCTTAGGTTCTCTTCCGGTACGCAATAGATCTCTGGCCTACGCCAGTCTGGCTTGTCCAACCATGCCGGGTTCTTAGCTTCAGCACCCATGATCCAGCCAATCAATTCGTAGTTAGGCATACCACCTCTAACCAATACAAACTTCACATCATCTTTAGCATCGGGTCTAACTAGCAATCTGCCCAGCTCATGCTTTGTATATTTAACATCGATGTTCGGTTCAATATCTACGCCACCTTGACCGAAGGCACCGCCCCAATACACGCCGAGATATTTAGCTACTGCAATCTCAGCACCGCAACCATCTACATCGAGAAGAATTCTTTGCCAAGGATCCATGTCTTGTAGCCCACGCATCTGCACATTCTTCATCGTAGATACATAGCGTTCAATCGCTGTGTTAGCAGCGAGAACTACCTCGTATCTTTCGAGAGTTATCTTTAGACCCAAGGTGTTGGCCCTCCTAAGTGATCGATGATCTTTCTTAGTGAGCCTTGAATCTTTCTATCTACTGTTGAATCACTTATGCCCATCTCTTCTGCTATCTCAGAGAGAGTCATAGGGCTAGTGGAATATCTGTTGCGTAACATCACCTGCTCATCAACCTCTAATAGATCAATGGCAGACCGAAGATCAATCACCATCGCCAAGATATTGCCACCCTCACTTGGCACCGATGGTTTGCGTGGTGTTCCATCATCTACCTTGTCAACCAGTACTGCACCATGAGTATCGAACTCGAATGCCACCGGCAACATCTTTGCAATCGTTGCTGTATCGTAGAAGAACTCATCACCTGTTGAGTAGCCTAGCTTTGCAGCTTTCTCTTTACGAGAATACTTCTCAATGGTTCTGCGTAGTCGTGCCATGATCCGTCTTGCTACCCACTTGGTTTCATCTTTGCTCACCTCATATGCTTCATCTAACATCTTGGCTAAGTGTGGTCTGTTCAGTACATAGACTCGAAGCTCTTGGATTAAATCATCTCGTTCTACATAGCCAGCAAACCTGCGATGGACATGAGATGCGGAGATGCTAATCAGATCTTCAAGATGATCTTCGGCACGATCTTTCTCTTGCATTAGTCCTCATCTTCTAGTTCGATGATGGCATCCATCACGAACTTAACAACGAAGAACATCAATGTAATTACAAGAGTTGCAAGTAAAAAAAATTTCTTCACTTGTTCTCCGGCCATGTACCACGAGTAACCATCATGGCAATGATGCAATAGTTAGCAAGATCCTTGAATGAATCCTCAATAGATTCATGCTCAGGTGTATGACCTGATGCCAGTAGATTCTTTAGGCGTTCGAACTTATCTCCCATACGAACCATCAACCCATTGATCGGGCCACCGTATGCATTGTTGATATTGCCCGGGCCGTAGTCACGCTGCTTACTAATCAGTAGGTTACCAAGCTCATCGATAATATCCCATGAGTCAGCAACAAACTGGTTCATCACCGGGTCGGCGGCAGTAGAACTACTATCTCTAGGGCCAAAGGCTGATCCGGGTTTGTACTTAGGCTTAGTACTCTTAGGCCCAAGCTTTCCAGTAATTCTCTTAAACTCTTCATCGTCATTGGATCTACCGATTCCACGCTCATACTCGCTCATCTAACCCTAGTCTCCTTCTCAATCCTTCTAAACCCTCATCCAATACTATAGAGTTTACATCACTTCCGAGTGGAAGTGGTATCAACTCTGCGTGTTCAACTTCTTGTAGAACTTTCTCCGCCAATTCCATTCCCGGATTAGTTCCATCTTTCTTGTCATCATTGTCTGCCAAGACAAGGACTCTTCGATAACCACCAAATAATCTATTGAAGTGTGGTCGCCATGCTTTGACTCCCGGTACTCCAACCGAAGGCAAGAGTTGACTAGCAATGACCGCATCCAACTCTCCTTCGCAAATTGCAATGGTATCCGAAGACTTTTGTAGATCAACTGCATTGAACAGTCTTGCTGGTTGGTGCATTGGTGCCATGTATCTAGGCCCGGGAAGATCATCAACTCGTCTGAACTTGAAGCCGGCAACGCCATTGACAACTCGATAGGGGATAGACAACCACCCAATGAATTGGACATGGGCAGGGTCACAGTCGACTGGTACGCTTCCCAGTAGATGCTCGCTTGCCAACTCCTGACTGAAGCCCCGACCTTTTAGATAAGACACCGTTTCCTCGCTTATCTTTTTGTGATATGTCAATGCCAGATCGTTTAGCAATGTCAGCCGCTCTATCGAAAGCAACACGAAAATCAACTCCTTCTTTCCACATAAGTAATGAGTATGCATCGCCACCGATGCCACAGGTATGGCAGAAATACAACCCTGCCTTCTCGCCGTCTGTACTCATTACAGCAGACCTTCGAGAGTCGTCATGAAAGCAACATCTAACAGGCTTTGAATAACCTTCTCTTACCTCGCCACCATAGTATTCGACCACAGCTTTGAGAAGCTCTGGGTCGGCAGCCATTAGTAAGTCTTTCTTACTGGTTTCTTTTTAGTGGATCGTTCGAGCTGCTTTAGATAAGCGTTGTATGCCTCGATCCTTTTCTCCATACGCTTCTGTTCTACTCGTGCATCGAGTGTGTAGTACAAGTGTTCTAAGAAGTGATACAAAGCAACACCTGCTACCACTACCAATACTCCGGCTACTGTTTCCATTTTATTACCTCCACGAATGTATCTAGTTCCATAATTACAAACGACTTACCAACGCCATGCTGTCTTCGCTTAGCAATAACAACTGGTATTGCTGGTGAAGATTTTCTTTTCTTCATCCAGTTCTTTACTTCTTTACCTGCTTCCTCTATCCAAGGCCCAAGCTTGAATGACTTCTCATTCTTTGCTTCGACCACGATAAAGCTCTGAACATTGGGAGCCCACAACCAGAGATCACCTTCATCGCTGGTGCCGGAGAGTCTTAGTCTTTCAACAGGAGAGAATTCTTTATCTCTAAAGTAATCAACTAGATCTGTTTCCCAGTCTGCACCCTTTCTTTTATTGGCCCGAGATTGCTTGGAGTCCAACGAAGTTCACCCCCGGTCTTATGTCAGCCATGCCTTGTGCATCTCTGTCTGCTATCTGTACTCTCGATGGATCAATACCCAGAGTCACAAAGTTAGATGCATCTGCTGAGTGTTCACCGAATCTATTCTTAACTGCTGCAACTCTAAACTCTCCATACTCAGGGTTCATTGCAATAGATAAGATCATCGATGGAAGTTGTGATGCCTTACCGAGGATTGCTCGGCGTGGTGCTGGCATCTTTGGATCTCCAGTTCCTGCCTCACTCATGTGAGTTAGTGCAAGGACACAAGCTCCAGTCTTTCGTGCAACATGGTGTAGTTCAGACATGATTGCTCTGATACCAGACCACTCTTCACCAGTAACAGAGACACAGTTCATCAAGTTATCAATGACTATCAATGCAGGTGCCATGCCATAGACCTCGCCATAAGCGAGGATCTCTAACTCGATTGAATCAATGTCAGGTGATGGATCGAATACCCACTTAATGTGAGATCCTCTCTCTGCTAACAATGGATCAAAGTAGTGTGAGTCTGCATCTAAGTATGTCTCTACCTGTTGCTGAGGTAATCCAGTTAATCCTGCAACTGTTCTAAACATCTGAGTAATGGGGTCGGTATCCGCCGAGAAGTACAGAGTAGGTACTCCAGTCTTCAAGGCGTATACCAACGCCATCAAACTCTTACCTGAGTTCGGCTGACCTGCGATAAGACACAACTGTGACTGACGGAATCGCATACCCTGCCGGCGGAGTCCTTCCCACACATCAGGTAAGGGTTTAGCAGAGGAGTTCGTACTGTGAACTGCTTGTAGTAAGTTCAACATTAGGCTGCAACACTCCTCTTTCGTTCAAGTTTTAATTCGTGACGGATGATTCTTCGTTCTATTGCAGAAGATCCTCCCCAAAAGTGGAAGTCTTCATTATGTAATGCCCAGTTGAAACAGCTCTCAAGGAGTGGGCAAGTTGCACACACATTGCGAAGTGTTTCATAGTGGGTGAAGTCTCGTTCTTCTGTGCAGAAGTGTTCGCTACCTATCGATGCACAGGCTTCGGTGCCGGTGTATGCCGGGTAAGTTGGCTTACCCGGCACCACCAACGACATTAAGAAGCGTTTGCTCTGAAGTCGCATTGCTGACCCTGTGGTCGTGAGCAAGCATAGAAAGCACGATAAGGCTTTCCTGATGCTTTAGATACACCAGCAGGTACTTGCTTTGCTGGCTCTCCATGCTTACAGACTGGGCCACCAGTTGCGACAGGTGCAGCGTTCGCTGGCTGACCCCATGCATCTTGTGGAGGAGTAATAACAGTTGCGTTAAAAGCTTGTGCAATCTGTTGTGTGGACATTGGCTGGCTTCCAGTAAAGGCTTTAGCCATTGATTGTAGTAGTGACTCGGCACCACTTGGATCTAAGGCTTCAGCTAGTTTCTGTGTGAAGCCAGAGTATGTTGCATCTGCAATGACAAAGATTGTTCCATCGTTTGTCTTTGTAGATACTTGAAAGCCTAGTTCGGCCATCTTATTTCTCCTTAGTTTGTTTGATGTTTAACCGGACTGATTCCTTGCCGGCTGGTTTTTTAGGTACGAAGCCCAAGAGTTTCTCTACTTCCTTCTCATCGATGGAAGCACGACCTGCAACAGTTGTCCAACTGATGTCGATCCCACTTTGAGTTCTACCGAAGATGCCTTCGAATGAAGCTCGAAGACTCTCACGCTTCGCTTCCAGATCATCGATCTGGTTTCCTAATTGTAAGAATAGCAAGGCATTGCTATCCACCTCAGTATCTTCGATCTCGACTTCCGAGGGTTTGTTCAGTTCTTTTTTTAGTCCAGTACAACCCAACTCCCCAGAAGGATCGTAGAACTTGCAATAGAACTGACAGTAGCTGGCATCCTTTTCAGGTTCCGGTGCCGTAGGTGTCTGCTTAATAGCTTCTAACCAAGCCAATGCTTCCTCCGCAATGGTTGGATCGTAGTCTTCGCTATGCACCTTGACATCTCGTTCATCCCCATCCCGAGGTATAGCACACAAGTTTACGGTTTTGACTTGGTAACCGTTCTTCTCCAACAAGTAGCCATAGGTATGAACTTGCCAACGCTGGTTGCGTGATGGGAAGTAGTTAAGGTTCTTAACCTTTACTGTCTTCCAGTCAACGACTGCACCAGTAGATGGAATGAATAAGTCAATGTGAGCTTTCATTCCATTGTATTCAACTTCGGTCTCAACCAAATACTTTTCAGCATTTGGATCTTCATGCTCGATTGCTTTCTCAATCTCTGCATGGATAGCGGTTCCCATAATTGCCGCTAACTTGAGTTCGTTGTTGTTAGTCTCGGCTTGCTCATTCAACCGATACCAAACCTTGCGTGAACAACCACCGAGTTCTGATGGCCCAATCTGTACTTGTGTACTGCGTGACTTAATTGCATCTTTGTTACGCAATACATTGATAAGTAGATCTTTAATCTCACTCACTTGGCTGTTCCTCCTTTTCCTTTTGCTCCGCTGCTTGATTGTATGCAGTCCAGAATAATGCGTAGTAAGAAATATCAAACGGTATTGTCTTCATGTGTGTAACCAATGCACCGGTATGTGCATAGGCTTGAACACCTGCTTCTTTCAATAGCTTGAAGAAGATAATATCTTCCCCGATAAACCTATCTTCAGTCAAGTCATTCTCGTGGAAGAAGCTTATATCCTTATGCTTCTCACGCATCTTAGGAATGATTGACTTGTGCATGAGTACACAACCAAAGCCAGCCGAGTCAATCTCAATGATCTGATTCTCTGGTAGGGGGTGGATGTATTCAATCTCGTACTTGCTTCTGCCATCCTTAAAAATTGTAGGCATTGGCACCGGTAGATGATTGATGCTGTCCTTCCAAACAAAGTAAACACCTGACACAACAGGTCGTGAGATCTTATCTGCTGTATCCCATAGAAGTTTAAGAACTTCTTTAGTTAAAACAATATCTGAATCAACCCACAGTAACCAGTCAGTCTTTGCTTGGTCTGCCCAGAGATTAAACAGCTCCATGCGTTGACGAGAGATCTGATTACCTTTGACTCGCATTGCATTGTTGATTGGAACACCAACAGTTGGTGCCATCAGGAGTGTATAAACCATTCCCTCTGTGAACTTGCCATCGGTTACACCGTTGTCACACCATGCAATCGATAGGGTTTCTTTATTACTGTGGGGCATTGTGTGACTCTTCCTTGATCTGCTCGAGTATGTGAATTGCTTTGTTTAGTCCTGCATTCCATGCATCGGATATATCTGAGTCAGATGGTTTCTTAGCTGCATCAATCCGCTTTATGAAGTTATCGATATAGAATTCTTTAAGTAACATTCTGTAGTCCTTTGATGTATTGCTCCGCCAGTTTGGAGATCTTCGCTTCTCCATCGAGTGGTTTCCAAGTAATCATTAGTCCGGGCATAATCAAATTCTTTTCCTCGGGCAATGGCACTAGGTTAACCATTGTGTCTGCAATGAAATCATTCTCGTGCATCCAATCAACCAAATCAAACTTTGCTAGTTGATACTTCGTAGACTCGTAAGCGTGATCCCACCATACAGATACTGCTCCGTCTTTACCATAGGCAAATCCCATTACCCAAGGGTGAGGCCGGAATGAACGGTCAGAGAACTCAGCCATCTGTGCATAGATGGTGTCTACCTCTACAAGCTTCTCGTTCATGGCTTAAGTGTGACACATAGGACTGACAAGTATTCGGCCATTTTGCAAAGCTCGGAGTGTCGTGCTACCTTTGGGATACCCCGAGAGGGGTGGGGCAGAAACTTCAAGGCGACACTATACGGTGTAGCACCTGACCAACCATAAGATTTTTTATGGGGGGTAGGGGGGGCATTTCTTAAAGCTCTTCTGCCGGTGTAGTTTTTGGGCAACAAAAAAGAGGGGCTCCCGAAGGAGCCCCATCTAGTTTGCTAATCGTTTAATCTAAGTCTTCAACATCCTCTGGATCTGTCCAAAGTGCAGCTTCTGTCTTCTGGTTCTCGATCTTCTGAGCCTTGAAAGAAAGACCTGTAGCAGCAGCAATGAAAGCAAGTACTGCTTCCTGCGGAATGTCAGCATAAGTTGCTACTACTGCAACCAAAGCTTGGATAAGACCAGCCCATGCGGCTGGGTTCTTACTAAAGAAATCGATCTTCATCTGTCCTCCTTTGGACTTATGACTTAAAGACTGGCTTACCAAAGCCAACTACTGTCACGGCTTGTGACTTGCGTAGCTTTGAACCATTCTTCTTCTTAAAGGCTCGAACCTTTAGGCAGACTTGTCCACCATTTCGTTGGTCGCCTTTCTTGTCAGGGGCAGTATTGCCCTCAACACAGGTAACGGTACCATCACCGTTGTCTTTGACCACGATACCGACATGGGAGATTCGATCTACCCCATCGTTAGGGAAGTCAAAGAACACAATGTCGCCGGGTAGAGGGGTCGCTTCATCGCTTGCCTTCTCCCATTGGTTCTTCTTCATGAATGCTGTAGCTCCGGCTACTGTGGATACACAGTTAGGGATCTTTAAGCCAACTTCGTTGGCACACCACATGACGAATGAACCACACCAAGGTAGGAAGTTAGCCTTGGTAAAGGCTCCGTACTTGGTCTCGTTATCCTTTGGGCCTTCGATCACATCGAGTTCGCCCTTTGCTACTGCAATAAAGTCTGCTCTCTGACCCATGATTAACTCGCTTTCTTATCTACCTTGGCAAAGGCTTCGTTGATTTCTTCTGATGTTAGGTTGCCATCTGCTAGATAGAACCGGGCTAAGGCTTCGAGGACTCGAGCTGCACCTAATGCACCGGCAAGGACTGCTGCTTGCCATACTTCGATTCCAACGAGAGAACCTGCACCGATGACACCGAGAGATTCCGCTGCAATTACTGCAACGATTCTCATAATTATGCTTTTCAATGTATCCATTTACTCATCCTCATCTTGTCTTAACTTGAATGTAACTGACCAGACAATCATGGATAGAATGATTGCGTAGCCAACTACTGTTTTTGCTGATCCTTCTAGTACCACCCAAGCAATGAACATTCCGAGAAGTGTCCATAGTTGATTGGCTATGTCTGAGAAGAAAGACTTCATGGTTTCCTCCTATAAGCTGCTGTAGCTGCGGCTCCTGCCGCTGCTTGGGTTGCTATGTTTCCTGCAATGATTGCTGAAACAATTACTTTCTCAGCTTCTTCTCGAACCTCTGGGGATAGGTCTGCACCTATGTTCGAGAGTGCTGTTAGAACTTGACCCGGATCTGTAAAGATCTCGGCAAGGAGTTCTGTTGGATTATCAAATAGTGCAAGTGCAACAACCACTTCTGCTGTAAGGATTACACCGTTCTCCAACTGAATTGGAGTTTCAGGATCTAGTGATTCAAGATCCGTGTCGTCTGTGAGTACGACCACATCGGGTGTAACATTTTCTTCATGCGTTTCAACAGGAGGTTCAGGTTGCGTAGGTTCAACGATTTCTGGGGCAGGGTCAGGTTCAGGCTGTGGCTCTGGCTCAACCGGTAGTGGAGATTCAGGCTCCGGTTCGGGAGCTGGTGGATCAGGAACTACCTCTGGCTCTGGAAC